AAATAATAAACCAGAATTAGCAAGGGATCTATTTCTTTATTGTAAGGATAAATTGCATGAAGAAGGTCGCTCAAATTTTGATCGTGCTTCTGATTTTTATATTATTAATAAGTGTTCTTTTAGTGGTCTTACCGAAAGTTCATCATTTTCGCCACAGGCATCTAATTCNAATTTCAGTCTCAGAGGTATAGAAAAACTTCCCGAATATTCTAAACTTATTTCAAAATGGCGTATAACTAACTATTCTTATGATTTTTTGATGGATGGAAATAAAAGTTCTTTTATGTATCTTGATCCTCCTTATGACATTAAGGATAATCTCTATGGGAATAAAGGATCAATGCACAAAGGATTTGATCACGATAAGTTTGTTATTGATTGCGATAATAACAATATGGATCAGTTAGTAAGTTATAATTCAGATCAACTTGTAAAGGATCGCTTTAAGAACTGGAATGTTGCTGAATTTGATTTAACTTATACGATGCGTTCTGTAGGTGAATATATGCGAGATCAAAAGCAACGAAAAGAACTTTTATTATTTAACTANAATAAAGATCCAAAAATTCAATTCAGTTTTGATGGNTGNTATAATTATGATAGATTGAAAAAAGAGGGTCTAATTGATGACTGAACTTAAAGATTGGTTAAACTCAATTAATGATAATAAAAAGGATTTGTCAGAGGATATTAAATCCTATCCGCCCTTTATTATCAATCGTTGTTTATCTGCATATGTTGATTGTATATTGTATGCAAACGAAATAAATCTCAATCATTCTTTAGATAAAGATATGCAATATACATTTTATCTAAATACTATAAGAAAACAGAGGAGATTTTCTCCCTGGGTTTATAAGGATAAAATTGAAGATTTGGAATGTGTTAAGAAATACTATGGATATAGTAATGAAAAAGCATTACAAGTTTTAAAAATCTTATCAAAAGAACAGATTATTTTTATTAAACAGCGACTTGATACTGGAGGAAGACGATGACTATCACGGTAGAGCCACAAGTACAGTGGACACCAAGTATGATGATTGAGGTTCTATTAAATGAACCAGATGATTTTCTTAAAGTTCGTGAGACTTTGACACGTATCGGAGTAGCATCACGTAAAGAAAAAAAACTTTACCAATCTTGTCACATTCTACATAAGCAAGGTAGATATTATATTGTTCACTTTAAAGAGTTATTTGCTCTGGATGGTAAACATGCTAATCTAACTTTAAACGATGTTCAAAGACGTAATCGTATTGTTCGTCTTCTTTTAGATTGGGGACTATTATCTGTTGTAAATCCAGATGAAGTTGTCGATATTGCCCCACTCAATCAAATCAAAGTTTTGGCATATAAAGATAAAGAAGAATGGATTTTAGAACAGAAATATAATATTGGTAAGAAAGTAAAAGCAGCAGAAACCGAATAATAAAGTAGGGAGTTCCACACTCCCTTTTTTTATGCTTTCTGTTATAATTAGTATTGTGAATGCCGTAAGGGTTCGCATAATCAAATCTCGCTTTCTAAGGAGCAAAAATGACTAATCTTTCTAGGTACACATCTGCCGATCTTCCTGCCCTGATGGATAGGATTACTCGTAATAGTATTGGAATGGACGAATATTTTGATCGTCTATTTAACCTTCACGAAACAACTTCAAATTATCCACCATATAATCTAGTTCAAATCAGTAGTGTAGAGTCACGGTTAGAACTCGCACTTGCCGGATTTTCTAAAAAAGAAGTGCTTGTTTATACACAAGATGGAAAACTTTTTATTGAAGGGCAAAAAGAAGATAAAGAAACTGACACAAATTATTTACATAAAGGTTTAGCACAAAGAAGTTTTACTAGAACTTGGACTCTTGCTGATGATACAGAAGTCTCTTCTGTAAATTTTGAGGACGGATTACTTACAGTAATTTTGGGAAGAATCGTTCCAGAATCGCATAAGAGAAAAGATTATCTATAAATAACAATGAGCTAAACTATCGTTGCTGCAGGGAGGTAACTGGTAAAATCCAGTTGCACCTCCCCTTTTTTTGTGCTATAATTCACTGAGGTATGGGAGAACTATGACGATTAAACTGATGCTTCTTAAGTCTGGTGAAGATATCATCGCAGACGTAACTGAAATGTGTGTTGGTGAAGAAGAAAATCAAAGAGTTATTGGATATTACTTGGATAAACCTTGTGTTGTTAAAATGAGAAATCCAAATCTTCTAACAGAAAATGAAACTCAAGGAATGCAAAAAGCAGGATTTGAGGTATCTCTTTTTCCTTGGATGCCATTATCTAAAGAGGAAAAAATACCTGTTCCTTCTGACTGGTTAATCACTATGGTTGAACCAGTAGATAAACTCAAACAAATGTACATTGAAGATATTGTAAACTATGGAAAGAAAAATGATAAAGATTCTAGTTCTTCTGAACAAGGAAATTCTGATAAGTCAGATTGAAGAAGTTGGTTCTGAACTGGGAGAACCAGATTGTAGGTTGATAGAACCATTTGTAGTGAATTCTGATATGACATTAACCCCTTGGATGTTAGACTATACATCACAGAATAGTTTTATGATTCACTCTGATAAGGTATTGACTATTATTGATCCAAATAATTTAATCTTAAAAAAATATGAAAAACTAATTGAGTAAAATGTCTTCAAATTTTTATACAAATGTTCAATTGATTGGCAATCAATTTTTGATTCGTGGAGTAGAGGATGGTAAAAGATATGAAACAAGAAGAGATTTTTCTCCAACTCTTTTTATTCCAACAAAAAAACAGTCAAAATATAAAACTTTGAATGGTGAAAATGTAGAATCAATTCAACCAGGAACAGTAAGAGATTGTAGAGAGTTTTTTAATAAGTATAAAGATATTGAAGGGTTTGAAATATATGGACAGGACAGATATGTCTATCAATATATTTCAGAAAACTATCCAGATGATGAGATTAAATTTGATATCAGTCAAATCAAACTTGTTACTCTTGATATTGAAGTATCATCAGAAGAGGGATTTCCTGATGTAGAGTCTTGTACTGAAGAAATTCTTGCGATTAGTGTTCAAGATTACAATACTAAAAAAATAATAACCTGGGGGGTCAAACCATTTGTAAATAATCGGAGTGATGTAACTTATCATTATTGCCCAAGTGAATATGAACTTCTCAATTCATTTATTCATCATTGGATGATTGATGTTCCTGATGTAATTACAGGATGGAATATTCAACTATACGATATTCCTTATATTTGCAAACGTTTAGATCGTGTTCTTGGTGAAAAACTGATGAAACGTTTTTCTAACTGGGGATTGGTGACTGAAGGNGAAATATATCTCACAGGACGTAAACATACAGTCTTTGATGTTGGTGGAATCACTCAACTTGATTATATGGACTTGTATAAGAAGTTTACATATAAGGCACAAGANTCATATCGTCTGGATTATATTGCTGAAGTNGAACTTGGTCAGAAAAAATTAGATCACTCTGAATTTGATACNTTTAAAGAGTTTTATACTCACGGTTGGCAAAAGTTTATTGAATATAATATTGTTGACGTAGAACTTGTTGATCGTTTAGAAGACAAGATGAAACTGATCGAACTTATTCTTACGATGGCATATGATGCGAAAGTAAACTATGGTGATATATTTTACCAAGTAAGAACTTGGGATGCAATTATTTACAATTACTTAAAGAAAAGAAATATTGTTATCCCACAAAAAGATAGTTCTGTAAAGAATGGAAAGTTTGCTGGGGCATATGTAAAAGAACCAAAACCAGGAATGTATGATTATGTTGTAAGTTTTGACTTGAATAGTCTATATCCTCACTTGATAATGGGTTATAATATTTCACCAGAAACTTTATTAGATGAAAAGCATCCTACAGTATCAGTAGATAAGATTTTAAGTAAGCAACTTGATTTTTCTGATTATAAAGATTATGCGGTATGCCCTAATGGAGCAATGTATCGTAAAGACGTTCGTGGATTTCTTCCAGAATTAATGGAAAAAATGTATAACGAAAGAGTTATTTACAAAAAGAAGATGCTTGAGGCAAAGAAACAATATGAAAAAACTCCAACCAAAAAATTAGAGAAAGAGATTGCTCGTTGTAATAATATACAAATGGCAAAAAAGATTTCTTTGAACTCTGCTTATGGAGCCGTAGGTAATGAATATTTTCGTTATTATAAGTTAGCAAATGCTGAGGCAATCACAACATCAGGACAAGTTGCGATTCGTTGGATTGA